TACAACAGGTAATCAGCGCGGCGGCGGCGGAATAGCTACGGCTGGCCCGGTAACATTGGTGGTATAAATGAGCTTTACATACGCACAGCTACAAACAGCAATACAGGATTTTTCAGAAAACTCTGAAACATCCTTTGTTAATAACCTCCCTGTTTTTATTAGATCATGTGAAGACAGGATACTAACGGTTGTTGACCTTGAGTTCTTCAGAAAAAATGCAACATCACAAACAACTATTGGTGATCCCTATATAAGTGTTCCGTCCGATTATCGTGCTCCGTTCTCCTTTCAAATCACCTCAGTTAATTATAAAAATTTCTTGTTAAACAAGGACGTTAACTTTGTTCAGCAGTACACGAATGATGTGGCTGACCCGAGGGCAGCAGTTATTAATTGGGATGCGGTTTCGACTGCAATACTTGAAATTGCAATTGGCGTCACCAATAATTTAAGTCCAGTTGCAAATGCTGTTACAAGTGGGTTCGCCAATGGTGACTTTAATGAAAGTGGTAGTATTACTGCGGCTGATGCATTTGATGCGTCTAAATTTGGATCGGGAGTGTTGCCAGTAGGTACTGCAAAAACACGAATTGAAAATATTTTTGAACCGGCGCTACGGCAAGCACATGTTGCAAATCCAGATACTTACAGTGCGTATGTAAATTCAGCCGGCGGTGCACCTAAGTATTATGGCATTTTTGACGTAAACAACTTTATTTTAAGTCCAACTCCCGAATTAGTGTATGATGTAGAATTACATTACTATTATCGTCCCGCCAGTATCACTGCTGGAGCAGCATCTGGAACAACATGGCTTAGTGAAAATGCTCCTAACGCCCTGCTTTACGGTTCGCTTGTTGAAGCGTATACTTACATGAAAGGCGAACAGGATATAATGCAGTTGTATGAGCAAAGATTCATACAAGAAATACAACGCTTAAAAGATTTGGCTGAAGCTAGAGAGAATAGCGATGCCTACAGGAGAGGTCTACCTGATAGGCCACGCACTTAAATAACGGAGTAAAAGACAATGGCAACATCTAATGCAGCAACCACCTTTTTGGAGAACAAGATACTTAACTTCTTGTTCAAAAATAATGCTGGTTCCTTTACAACACCCGGCGATAATATCTATGTTGGTCTAGCAACTGCGGTAAGCAGTGCTGAGGGCGGCTCTGTAACAGAGGCCACCTTTACAAATTATGTGAGACAGCAAAAAACAGCTTCAACGTGGACTGTTCCATCAACAGCTACTGATGCTCAAATAGCGACAACAACGCAAATTGAGTTTCCAGCTTCTGGCGGGACAAACAATACAATTACGCATGTTTTTATCGCTAGTGCTGCTAGTGGTGGGGATATTTATTTTATTGGTGCGCTTGACGCTAGTAAAGTAATTGCTTCTGGTGATATTTTCCGCATTAATGCTGGTAACTTAAGCATTCAGTTGAACTAATACGTTACTTGTCTTTAAGGTAAAATAATATGGCGCTTGTTCTTAGAGATCGAGTCAAAGAAACAACTTCCACTGCTGGCACTGGCACATACACTTTAGCCGGAGCCACAGATGGTTTTGAAACCTTTGCTAGTGTAGGTGATGGAAACACCACCTACTATGGATGCACCGATGGCTCTGATTTTGAAGTAGGTATTGGAACATACACTGCTTCTGGAACTACTTTAGCAAGAACAACCATACTTCAGTCTAGTAACGGCGACAACGCTGTTAATTGGGGTGTTGGAACTAGAACCATTTTTTGCACATTGCCTGCGGAAAAAATGTCTTTTTTGGATGCTAGTGGCAACCTTGTTGCCGCTAACGGAAGCGCTTTAACGAACCTTAATGGAAGCAATATATCTTCTGGAACAGTTCCGGTGGCTAGAATAGACACAGGTACTACAGCGGGAAAGATAATTGTCCTTGATGGATCTGCTAGACTTCCAGCAGTGGATGGATCTCAACTTACTAATCTAGCGGTTAGCGGAGATTTGCTGGCTGCAAATAATTTATCTGATTTAGATAATGCAGCAACAGCGAGAACCAACTTAGGCCTAGGCACTGCGGCAACGACAGCATCCACTGACTACGCTACAGCGGCGCAGGGTACTACGGCTGACGCGGCGTTGCCACGAACCGGCGGTGCAATGACTGGGGCTATCACAACCAACTCGACTTTTGATGGTCGTAACGTGTCTGTCGATGGTGCAAAGTTAGATGGCATAGAAGACGGTGCTACTACTGACCAAACAGCATCTGAAATCCGTGCTTTGGTTGAGAGTGCTACAGATAGTAATGTCTTTACTGACGCTGACCACACAAAACTAAACGACATTTCTGTAGACCTTTATGGTGAAAATCCTGTCAGTGCTACAGCACCAACTACTGCTGGAAATAACGATTTAGCAATTGGTAGTGGTGCAGAAGCAATATCAGGGGCTGGTGGTTCTGGTGATGCAATAGCCATTGGCACAGGTGCTTCTGCTGAGAAAGCTGCCGTTGCAATAGGTAAAAATACCGATGCTGGTCAATACGGTGTAGCTATTGGCTCAGACTTTAATGGTGTAGGCGCAGAGGCGATTGGTAACAATATAGCTATCGGTGGTGGTCAGGGTTATGCATCAGCAACAGGTGGGTCTGGTCAAATTGCCATTGGAGAAAACGCTGCTTCTACAAACAATTTCTTTGGAACAGCACTTGGACAGGACTCACTTGCATTAGGCAATAGCGCAATTGCTCTAAATAGGTCTAGGGCGCATAGCACTGGTGAGTATAATACTGCAATAAATATTGGCAATAATACAGCAACCTACGGTGCATCAGGAGGTTCATCCTTTGCTGCTGGATATCAAGCAAAAGCTTTAAGTTTAAGAAGCACGGCTTTAGGTTATCAAGCAAATTCCACTGGTGAAAATGCAATAGCAATTGGTAGTGGTTCAACTACGGCTGGAACAGCGGATGGTTTAGCTATTGGAACAGATGCTTCTGCTGCACAGTATGGTACGGCTATAGGCAGAGACTCAACTGTTACTGGACAAGGTGGTACTGCTATTGGCGCACACGATACTACTGTTAATAGTAGTGGAGCACATGCATCTTTAGGTGGCACTGCTGTTGGAAATAGTGCAACAGCTACTATACTTGCTAGTGCTTTTGGCTACAACTCAAATGCCACAGGTACTAGTTCATTGTGTTTGGGAGAAGGTAATGCAAGTGGAAGTAATTCTGCTTGTATGGGTATTAATACTAACAGCACCAGTTATGGTTCTCAGGGTTTTAATAGTGTAGCGATTGGTAATATTTCAAAAGCTACTAATACAAATAGTATCGCTATTGGCAACAGAGTTTGGAACACTACAGCTGACCAAATCTCAATCGGTCACGGTGGTAGCATTACAGGAACCCCAGAAAAAGTCCAGATTAGTGAGTCATATACTCTACCAACAGCAGATGGAACTAATGGTCAAGTAATGACTACAGACGGTGCTGGTACTGTTAGCTTTACTACTGTCTCTGGCGGTGGTGGTGGTGGTGCAAGCACCGAAATCCCAATACTAGCAAAAACAGCAAGTTACACTGTAGTAGCTGGAGATGCTGGTAAAATAGTTAGTTTTTCTGGTGGTGCATATACTGCTACGCTAACAGCGGCAGCTACGCTTGGTTCTGGTTTCTTTTGCTTTATAGAAAACAACGCAGCCACTAATCAAGCAACACATACTGTAACGATTGATCCAAATGGAAGTGAAACCATTGATGGGCGAACAACTTTTATTGTACGTCAAGGTGAGCGTGTCCAGCTTGTTTGCGATGGTAGCAACTTTAAATTAATATCTTCGTTCCATCGTGGCATTGCAACAAATATGAGGACTGATTTTTTCAATCCTCCACAAGCACTTGGGCAAGAATCAGTAGCAATTGGTCTAGGTACTATAGCTGGAGTTGGCAACACTAGTAATGCAGTTGCAATAGGTACTAACGCTCAAGCTGGCAGTGGTGCTGTCGCTGTTGGCCCAAGCACCACTGCTAGTAGCAGTAGTTCAACTGCTTTAGGTAAAAATAGCGGCGGTGGTGGTTCTGTTGCGACTAGCGGTACAGCAGCAATGGCTCTTGGTGGTTCTCGTGCTTCCGGCACAGACAGTTTAGCCGCCGCAATTACTAATAACACATCAAGCTACGGTGCATCAGGTAATAACAGCATTGCTATAGGGTATCGGGCGAA